GGCGATGCCGCCGCAGCCGCTCTTGTGCCGCCAGTCCCAGACGAACCACGAATAGTTGTGGCGCGGGCTGCCGGTGGAGCCTTCGACCCAGCGCGGGCGCTTGGTGACGACGACCTTCTTGTGGAACGGCGGCAGACCGAACAGGTCCATGCGTCCCTTCGAGCAGTCGAACTCGTTCCGCAGGAACATCGCGACCTGACCCTTGACGGGCTGCATCAGCGCGATCGCGTGGCGGAGGAACAGTTCGGCCAGACTGACGCTGCTGCTCTTCATCCCGTATTTACGGGCCAGCGGTTCAAGATGCGCCCATTCGTCCGAGGTCAGATCGACCGTCTCGTAAGGCGGGTTGGACACGATCGCCCGGATGCTATCGTCCGGGAGCTTGGTCTGCATGAGGAAGTCCGCGAGGCGGAACTTCTCATCATAGCCATAATCGATGATGTCGCTCGCCCAGACCGTGTGGCCGTATTCGGTCAGCCGGTCGGCGATGTCGCCCTTCCCTGCCGCGCATTCCCAGACGTTGTCATGGATCGTGACGTGCTGGAGCAGGCAGTCCACATTCTCCTGCGGGGTGCAGTAATGGTCGGCCGTGATGCGTTCATAACCGGAGTCGCCGATCATGGCGGCGTCTTTCAGGGCACGCGCCTTTCCCTTGGCGACGCCGATCGCCGCCGAAATATTTGGGTCTGTCATGGGGTTCCTTAGCGGAGGGAGAATTTGGTCTTGATCGCGCGCCAGAGATGAACCAGCGTTTCCGAGATCGTCGGAGCCTTGGACATCAGCATGACGTTGATCTTCCCGGCCGGGCGCGGGAAATCGATACCGATCATGGGGATGCCGGCGTCGGCGAAGATTTCCTGCGTCTTGGCGAGACTGGCCGCCCAGCGTTCGGCGACCTCCGGGGCCGGGTTCTCGTAGACGACGCGGGTGATCCCGGCCTGAGCCACGAAGACGGCACAGCGATCGCACGGCGGTAGCTTCGAGGTGTAGAGCGTGCAGCCATCAACGGAGCCGCCCGCGTTCAGGATGGCGTTCATCTCGGCGTGGACGATGCGGCTGTATTTGACCTCCCGGTCAGCGTAGAGCGCCGGGTCGTCCGACATCCCACGCGGGAAGCCGTTGTAGCCGAGGCTGGCGATCGTCTTGCCGTCGGGGCGAACGATGACCGCGCCGACCTTGGTGCTGGGGTCCTTCGATCGGGTGGAGACATAGTCTGCCATGCCGATGAAGAACTGATCCCATTCAGCCTGCTTGGTGTTGGAGTCCATAGGTTGCTTTCGTGTAGGCGGGCACGATCATTTCGGCGGCGATACAGCGCGCGACTTTCTCGTGGAGCTTGGTGATGAGGGCGTTCTTGTCGCTGATCGCCTCGAAGCGCGAGACCGAGGCTTCGACCTCGAACCGCTGCCCGTTGAAATCGAACAGGCAGTGCGCTTTCTCTTCGCCCAAGAAGTTGAGCGACTCGAAGAAGACCACGGCGTTGAAGCCATTGCCTTCAAGGCGGATCGCGTCCTTGAACTTGGCCGCTGCTGCCTGCTCCATCTCCCGGAGCAGGCGGACGCTTTCGTCGGTGGGCGCGCGATGCTCGGTGATCTGGGCGCGGCTATCGATGTAAGCCCGATGGGTTTCGGACCGGCGAGGCCACGGTTCCCCGTAGCCTCCGTCACCTCCCCAGATGCTCAACCGCCCAGCGCCTTGTTCGCGATTTCGAGCTTCGCCTCGGGCGACAGGCCGCCGACGATGCCCTTCTCGATCAGCGCGAGGCGTTCGCTCAGCACGCGCTCGGCCGAGGTGAGGCCCTGCGCCGTCGCGGCTTCCTTGTGGATGAACATGATCGCCTCGTTGAGCAGCACGAGGTCGCTGGTGAGGCGGCTCTGGTTCAGCGTCGCTTCGATGCGGACGCCGGCCGGCAACAGATCGCTCGTGTCGCCATTGATGTTGATGACGAAATTGCTCACAGGAGGTATCCCCGATTCAGGTAATTGAGCGGAATGTGGTTGCCGCCGGTGGTGGTGATCTCCTCGAACTTTTCGAGGAACTTCCGCTTCGCCGTCTTGGCGTCCCAGACGTAGAATTCCGGGACGACGGAGTGGATCGAGATGCCGGGATGGTCGTTCTCGTTCGTGTAAGGCACGCAGGGCTTGCCCACGAGCGCATCACGTTCGAGGAAGATCATCATGTCATCGACCTTCCGCACCGCGTTCTGGACGGCAGCGCTCATCGGCACCTTGAAGACCGAGATGATCTTCCGCATCAGCGCCGCTTCGACCGCGTAATAGTCGCCCAGCTTCGCCTTGATCGGGCGCGGGACATCCCGCAGATAGGCTTCCGAGGCGTCGTGGATGAAGCCGTAGAGCGTCGGCGCGACTTCCGCGTCCCAATCGACATCAGGCAGCAGCGTCTTGCGGTTCAGGTTGACGATGTCCGCAACGTGGACGCAATGCTGCGCCACCGAATAATCCGACGGGTCGCCGTTGATGTCCATGGTGACGCCGGCCCAGCGCCTTTCACCGGCGAGGACGTGGGCGATGAATTCGATGTCGAAGTCGTTGCCGGGATGGTCCGGCTCCAGCGGCCAGAAGTAGCGACCATGGGTGATCTGGTTGGCACCGTCGAGGCTGCTGATCTTGGCGACGGCGTGATGGCGTGCCAAAGCAGAACGCCACTGATCGGGCGTCCGCAAACATGAGAGTTGCATCGGGATTCCTTTGTCGGGAAGGATGTCTGTTAAGCAGAACTGACTGTGAATGTCAAGTTAGAATGTCGGTGACGACTACTTCGATGCGATCGCCGTCAGCGCGTCAGCGATCCGCTCCATAGCAGCCGCCTTGCGGTTCTCGATAATGACGCGGGCAACGTCAATGCGGTGCTCGGTGCTGTAGAGGATGCTCTGCACTCGGCGGTGGTTCAGGAGGTCCACGACCTCGTCGATCTGATCGTTCTTGATCATCACGCGCTCCATTCTTCGTCTTTGAGTTCATAGAGTTCGGTGGTCATCTCGACCGCCTTGTTGCGCCAGAAGATGCGGTCCTCTTTCTCAAGGCTGCTCCAGCACGGGGCTTTCTGGATGATCTCCATGTCGTTCCGTTGCCGGACGAAGGACTCGAACAGGGAGACGGCCAGCGTCTCCAGCGGGAAGAGCTTGATGAGGGCTTCGTCCATCACGCGTTCCGATCCGTGTCGCCAAGCTCCATCACGTTCACGGACAGGATGCAGGCGCTCTTGTCCAAGGCGTTCGACGACATCGCGCACGGCGTATCGTTGCTCGTGATGTAGGTGATCATCGCCACCGCTTCCCGGCCGGTGTAGCCAGCGCCGCGAGGATCAAATTCGCGAAGTAGCATCCGGTCGCCGACCCGATATGGCCGCTCGGTCTTGTCCCGCATGTCGTGCTTCTTCTTGCCAGCGCACATCGGCTCGAAGAACCAAGGCCACGACTTGACCTCGTAGTCGTAATGGGCGTGATGGCCACCGGGCGTCAGGGCCATCGGCGTGCCGGCCGTGGGGAGTCGTTCCCACGTCGCTTCGGGCAGAGGCGTGCGGATCGTGTATGCCCGCCCACCTGTGAGTGATGACATAGGGATCACGTCTCCCTCGCTGTCGAGCGTGATGAGATCGTGCTCGAAAGCCAGTTGAGAGATTTCGATGCGGTCAGCCTCGGACATGTGTTCTTCGAGACGGTCGATGAGATCGTTCGGATCGATCTTCTTACCGATCACCTGCATCAGGATGTCCATGAGGTATTCGCGACGTTCGAGTGGAGTGTAGGCGTTCAAGTCTTTCTCCGTGTAATAGGTGATGCGGCCATCAAGGTGAAAAGCCATGCCGGCATACCAGTGGATTTTGGTGGGATAGGGATACGGCTCACTCATACTCGGCGAGCCGGCGGTCCTTCTCAGCTTCGTCGAACGGCCATTCGTCGATCTCGCATTCGCACTCCGGGCAGAAGCCGAGATCGTCCGGCAGCGGCCGGGTGGGATGGTCTTGCAGATCAGCGACCGGGCCGAGCCAGCCACACTGGCCGCATTCAACAAACATGCTCATGCTGTTTCCTTCATCTGGTTTTCTTTGGGAGGCGGACGATTTTTCGCTTTTGCTGACGGACGATTTTTAGCTTTTGCTGCTCCGTCTCGCGCTTGGCGGCCAGTTCGATGAGTTTGTCGTATCCACCGGCGGCGCGGGCCGCCCGCCCTGCCCGGCGCTGTTCCTCAAGGGTGGTGATCAGCATCACGCGACCTTTCGTTCAGGCTCGACGCCATCGACGCCTTCCTGAATCATGGCGATGCGATCGATCAGGGTCTGGATGGTCAGGGCGTCCATCGTCCCGTCCACGACGAGGAACTGGATCAGGACGTTGTGCTCCAGACCGATGCGATGCGCCCGGTCCTCGCACTGCTCCATGTCGCCGGGGACCGACCACATCTCGACGAAGACAACGATCGTCGCCTCGGTCAGGGTGTGCCCGACGCCGCCGGCCTTGAGGTTGCAGAGGATGACGTTGCAGTCCGGGTCCGGCTCGATCGCATTGTCGTTGTCACCTTGGAACCTCAGCTTCTCCGCCTCGACCTTCTTGGCCCCGAGGCCGCCGATGATGCGGGCCGCCGTCGGGAACTCCTGATGTAGCGCGGCGATCACGTCCTTGTGGATGGCGAACACGATGACCTTCTCGCCAGTCTCCACGAGGCGCTTGATATGCTCGGCCGCCATCGGCACCTTGGACAGCGCCAGATCGTGGCGCGCTTCGGAATAGGCAGCAAAGCCCGGCAGCAGTTCGCCGCCGTCCAGATCGTCGATCTCCTCCGCATCGAAGCCTTGCGGCAGGATTCGGGTCATGCAGTCGAGGATGTAGGCCGGGTCCGCCTCTGCCAGCACCTCCTTTGGCTTGTAGACGACGCCGTCGTTAGCGGCGTCGAGCATGGCGAAGGCATCGGTGAACTTGTCGCGCTCGGTCTTGATCTTCTTCTTCAAGCCCTCCTGCGGGGAGATCACGATCTCGCGCGTCTTCTCCGGCAGGTCCTTGAGCACGTTCTTCTTCAAGCGCCGGATCATGAACGCCCGGCGCAGAAGCTCGTTGAGTTCGGTCAGGTTGGAGCCGCCGTCAGCCTGCAAGCCGAAGCCGGTCATCACCGCGTCGCAATAGGTGAAGGCGAAATCGTCCCAGCTTGCGCCCAGCCCGTGCGGGTCGAAGTCCCGGATCATGGTCCACATGTCCTTGGGCTTCTTCATCATCGGGGTGCCGGTCAGCATCACGCGCCTCTCGGCACGCAGGCACGGAACCTTCTCGACGCGGCCAGACACGCGCTGCTTGATGCGCTGGGGAACGCGGGTGACCTTCTTGGTGCTCCAATCCATCTTGTAGACGCCGAAGATTGCCTGCGTCCGCTTGGACTCACCGTTCGAGAGATACTGCGCTTCGTCGCAGACGAGGATGTCCCAATGCTCAGCCCACAGCGCGTCCCGATTACGATTCAGGATGTCGTAGTTGATGATGACGAAGTCGGTGTCGGGGATGTCGTCGCCATAGGCCACGCCGACGGTCAGCGATTTGTCGGCCAACCACTTGGTCATCTCCTTGAGCCAGTTCAGCTTCAAGGTCGCCGGGCAGACGATGACACCCGACACGAGGCCGAGATGGTTGATGATCCCGATGGCCTGAATCGTCTTGCCGAGGCCCGGACTGTCTGCGATCAGCGTGTCATCGCGCTCGCTGGCGTAGAGGATGCCGGCCTTCTGGTAGGGGAGATAGTCGAGGACTTCACCCTTGTGGTTGACGATGTGTGGTCGCGTGATGTCCGCCTGTGCTTCCATCGAATAGGACAGCGCCATCGCCGCCTCTAGCTCGGTGAGCTTGGCGTCCAGATCGGCGTAGGTGTCGTCATCGGCGTAGTCGATATAATCGGCCGCCTTGCGCCAGTCCGTCGTGTGATAGTAGCGCCCGGCCCGGTGGAAGACGAAGCCCGCGTCGCGCAGTTCGCCCCACCGGCTCTCGCGCGAGGTGACGATGTAGCGCCCCTCGGAGAATGTGAGCTTCATGGGCGGTGCAGTATGATCGGCTGGTTGCGGAAACCGCCTTGCGCCGCCCGGTCCCGCAGCATTTGCATCAGGCGGACAGTCTCAACGCTCTTCGCCTTGCCGGCGTCGGTCATCCCCTCTTCGATCGCGGCGAAGTGCGCGTTCAGGGAATCATTGGAAAGTGATTGCATGGTGCCGCAGCTATGTGATTTCGCTTGCAATGTCAAGCCAAAATGGCTATAGTGCAATTGTGACTGTCCCTAATGGCCCGATGAAAAAAGTGACCGGAAGGGTCATAAGCTCCAGACCACTCCAAACCGAGTGGGAGCCGGAGGATTGCCTGTGCCAAGGCAAGGTCCCCGAGAACAAACGCATCGATGTCCTGAACCGCATCTACGACGAGAAGCGCCAGAAATGGCGCTGGAAGAGTCAGATGCGCTTCCATCAGGACTGCCCCGTCCATGGAATCAGGATCAGCGACGAATGCCACGAGGACTAAGCCCCAACGCCTGCAACACCATCGAGCGGGAGGGCGTGATCCCTCCTGAATGCAGTTTCCTGAACCCCACCCTGCATTTCTGTCCGTCGTGGCAGGATGCACTGATCGACGACACGGACCCGGAATATGACCGGTGCCGTTGCCATGGAGAAAAGCGTGCAGCGCACGATTGAAGAAATTGCTACCGAACTGGTTTCCGACCCGCGCCCTAACGGCCCTGATGGGGCCTGCAACATCGATCGCTTCATGTATGTCACCGAGGTTTTCGGGATGGAAGAGATCGACTTCGACCAGTTCTACGACTTCACTTATGTGACGCAGTGCAAGGACGTGGACATGGTTGAGGCGGTCAAGCAGGTCGCCTTGCTCAAGATCGACTTCGCCCACCGCATGTATGACCACGGCCACATCGACATCGTCGAGTTCAACGCCGAGGTCTCCCATCTCATCCTGTCCGTGCAGCGGATCAACTGGCACCTCGACCATCTGGCGCGCGATCGCCCTACCCCGCCCTTCCCGTTCATCCACTGACGGACTCCATCACTTCTTCCATTGATATTGACTCCGGTTGCGAATCGCCTTATCCAGCGATTCGTCAATCACATGGAGACAGACAATGGCAAAGAAGCGAGCAAAGACTTTCGACGAGAAGCAGTTCCAGAAGCTGCTCAAGCACGTCACCGAAAACAGCCCGATGCCGGTCCGCGATCGCCTGATCGTCGCCCTGTCGTTCAAGGCTGGTCTGCGCGTAGGCGAGATCGCCAAGATCAAGATCGCCGCGATGCTCACCACCACCGGCACCATCGCCAAAGACATCAACATCTTCTCCGACGTGGGCAAGGGGCGGCGCGAACGCACCGTCCCCATGAACGGCCTTGTCAAGGAATGCCTGCAAGCGTTCCGCAAGGCGTATCCCTCGGCGGATGTTGTTGCGATCTCAGCACAGCCATGGCGCTGGAAGCTGGAGCGCGGGGAAGCGATCCCTGCCCATGCCGCCCACAAGGCGATGTCCCCCACAGCACTGCGTGCCTATTACAACCGCCTGATCCAGTCCGGCGGCTTCGAGGGCGCGTCCACTCACTCTGGACGACGCACCTTCGGGACCACACTTGCCCGGAGCGCGAACCACCACC